TAAACGAGGCTGGAAACTACACCAAGCCCGGACTACGGAAGTCTATCTTTGAGCGTATTAAGGCTGGCGGTAAGGGTGGCGCCCCGGGTCAGTGGAGCGCCCGTAAAGCTCAGATGATGGCTATGCAATACAAGAAAGCTGGCGGTGGGTATAAGTGAAGTGGTCGGATAAGCGCAAAAAGGCCGTTGACTGTAATAACCCAAAAGGTTTTTCAGAAAAAGCACATTGCGCTGGGCGTAAGAAAAAGATGGCTGGCGGTGGGTTGGCGAAGTCTCAGCAGAGTTTGAAAGATTGGACTTCTCAAAAATGGAGAACTAAAAGTGGCAAACCTTCTACGCAAGGACCGAAGGCTACAGGGGAAAGATATCTCCCTTCCGCCGCCATCAAAGCGCTCTCGCCGCAAGAGTACGCCGCCACTACCCGAGCCAAGCGTGCAGGAAAAGCCGCAGGAAAACAGTTCGTGGCTCAACCCAAAAACGTGGCTAAGAAAACTGCGGGGTACAGGTAATGGCAACTAGCGGCACTGTTGCTTTTAATTTAGATCTCAACAATATTGTTGAGGAAGCCTTTGAGCGCTGCGGCCAGGAATTACGCTCTGGTTACGATATGCGGACGGCCCGCCGTTCTCTTAATCTACTGACCATTGAGTGGGCTAATCGAGGCATTAATCTGTGGACGATTGAGCAGGGAGTTATTCCTATGGTTCAAGCCCAGATTTGTTATGCGTTACCTATTGATACTATTGATTTGATGGACATGGTAATTCGTACCCAGACAGGTATTAGTCAGAGTGACATTAATATTAACCGGATTTCTAGTAGCACTTACTCTACGATCCCTAATAAAAATGCTCAAGGCCGACCCATTCAAGTTTGGATTGATCGTCAAACAGGTGATACCAATACAACCTCTATTACTTTAAACGGTGCTGTAACTTCAACAGCAACTACGATTACTCTTAGTTCAGTGGTTGGGTTAAATTATGTTGGGTTTATTAAAGTTGATAATGAAACTATTGGATACAATCAAATATCAGGTAATGTACTTCAAAGTTGTGTTCGTGGGGTAGATAACAGTACCGCTGCTTCTCATACAAGTGGCACAGCCGTGTCGGTACGCAATCTGCCTAATATCTGTGTGTGGCCTTCGCCGGATCAGTCTAATTTTTACACGTTTGCTTACTGGCGGCTCCGCAGGATTCAAGACGCTGGTAATGGGGTAAACACTGAGGATATCCCGTTCCGTATGTTGCCGTGTATGGCCGCAGGATTAGCTTATTACTTGTCTTTAAAAATACCTGGAGCAGAGCAACGAATTCAAATGTTAAAAACTTTTTATGAAGAACAATGGACATTAGGCTCAAGTGAAGACCGAGAAAAGGCTTCCTTGCGTTTAGCTCCACGACAGTATTTTTATTGAGGATGAGCAATGGCCGGTCCAAAGTTTGCCTCGGGCAAGAAAGCGATAGCGGAGTGCGACAGATGCGGGTTTCAGTACAAACTGAAAGAGTTGAAAAAATTGGTCATCAAGACCAAGAATATAAACCTGCTCGTCTGCCCTACCTGCTGGGAGCCAGATCAGCCACAGTTACAGTTGGGGATGTATCCGGTGTACGACCCGCAGGCGTTAGAGAACCCAAGAAAGGACAACTCTTACTTGCAAGCTGGTCTAACAGGGATTCAGACCGAGACATTGACGGCTCCGAACGATGATGAAGATGCCTTTGGATTACCGTCAGGTGGCAGTAGAATTTTTCAATGGGGTTGGAATCCTGTTGGTGGTGCAAGTGCTAATGATGCAGGGTTAACCCCTAATAACTTGGTTTTGAGCATAACGCTTGGAACTGTAACTGTGGTTACAACTTAGGAGTAAAAGATGAAAAAGAAAGAAATGAAGAAGGTGGCTAAGACTGAGGTTAAGGCCCATGAGAAAAAGATGCACAAAATGAAAGCCGGTGGCCCAACTTCTATGGACAGAATGAAGTACGGAAGAAATATGGCTAAGGTGATGAACCAGCGTTCAAGCGGAAGGGGTCGATAATGGCTAAATTTTCTAAAAAGGTTGGTGGTAAAGAGATCGGCCCTGCCGAAGTGTATGCAGCCCCCCATACCATGACTGGAAAAGAGACGGACGTTCAGACCTACATGAAACATGAAACCGGAGCGCAAGTCGTGGACAAAATTAATATGTCTATCGGCGTGATTAGCAAAGGTAACTATGCTCCCGTTAATCCTTATGGGGTCGGTGAGATGCGTGGTTACGGCGCTGCAACCAAGGGTCGTAAGATTAGTGGAAAAATGGGATGAATTACACGCAGTTAACCGCCTCAATTAAGGCATATTCAGAAAACGACTTCCCACAGGCTGTGGGGGCAGGTGGTCTTACGTCTGCTGAACAGATTTCTCGGTTTGTTCAACAGGCTGAACAACGTATATTTAATTCAATCCAATTTCCTGCTTTAAGAAAAAATGTAACTGGAAGCACTACATCTGGTAATAAATATTTAGCTACACCAGCAGATTGGTTGGCTACGTTTTCGTTGGCTAGAATTAATGATGATAATAGTCAAGATTTTTTACTTAATAAAGACGTAGAGTTTATTAGAGAAGCATTTCCATACCCTGCAACAACAGGTGCCCCAACGCATTACGCTATTTTTGATGACAATACGTTTATTTTAGGTCCGACTCCAAATGCTTCTTTTAGTATGGAGTTGCATTATTTTTACTATCCAGAATCCATCACTACGGCCAGTACATCTTGGTTAGGAAATAACTTTGATACGCTTTTGTTGTACGGCTCGTTGCTTGAAGCTGCAGCTTTTATGAAATCTGACGCAGATGTGATTAAAAATTACACAGACCGATATAACGAAGCCTTTGTCATGGCTAAACAACTTGGTGATGGCAAGGATCGTCAGGATATGTATCGTACTGTGCAGGTAAGGTATCCGGTGAAATAATGGCTTTCCAAGGAAACTTTACTTGTAACTCCTTTAAAGAAGCGTTATTTAAAGGTGATGTAGACTTTTTGGTTGATACGATCAAGATTGCACTTTATGACAATAACGCAACGCTGAACGCTTCTACCACAGCTTATACCGCAACAGATGAAGTCGTGGCAAGTGGTTATTCAGCAGGTGGTAATACATTGACTCCAACTGTTAGTTTGTCTGGCAGCATTTCATTCGTAGATTTTGCAAATACTTCGTGGAGTGCCGCTATTACTGCCCGTGGCGCTTTGATTTACAAAGACAGTGGGACAGCAATCTGTGTTCTGGACTTTGGTTCAGACAAAACGTCAACTACAACTTTTACGGTTGAGTTTCCTGCAAACAGTTCTGATTCAGCACTTATACGATTAAATTAAAACATGAGCACAGCACTTACAGGAATTATAGGAAAAGCCCCGCAGGTGAAAATATCCAGCGAGCGTCCTTTGGAAAAAGACCTTTACAGATTGATGTGGGAGCGTCCTGAGTATCGCAAAGTTGCTCCGGGGGAAGGGGCAGCGTTTGATTTTTTAGCTCAAGCTAAACCGCCCCGAGGTTCTTCTATTATTGATCTTGGGTGTGGCACAGGTCGTGGTTCATTGAATTTGGCTTTCTTTGGCGGGCTAGATGTCACAATGTTGGACTTTGCTGATAATTGCTTAGATCCAGACATCCGTCCTATGCTGGAGACCCAGAAGCACGTAATGCGATTTTTAGAGCATGATTTGTCCCAGCCTTTAAGTATTAAAGCTGCTTATGGTTTTTGCACTGACGTTATGGAGCATATTCGACCCCACCACGTAGATAGGGTCTTGGATAATTGTTTACAGGCTTGCCAACATGTTTTCTTCCAAATCTGCACAGAAGACGATCAAATGGGTAAGTTATTAGGACACCAATTGCATTTAAGTGTTCACCCATACGAGTGGTGGTTAAAAAAGTTTAATGATCGTAGTTGTTTAATTCACTGGTCTAAAGAAGCTGATGGCTACGCTTACTTTTATGTTTCTGCTTGGGCCTCTGGCAATGACATCGTAAATTGCGGAGTTTTAAATACAACCGAAGAAAAAGTTAAAGAAAATGTTAAGCACAACATTACTTTAGGCTTTCAACAGGTTCAGCCACACCCAACAAATGATGTAGAAGTCATGATTGTTGGCGGTGGGCCTTCTTTGGCTGAGAACATCGAGGAAATTAAAAAACTGCGTGAAGATGGTGTCAAACTTATCACCATTAACAACGCTTATAAGTACTGCATTGATAACGGGATCACGCCATCTGCAATGGTTATGGTTGACGCCCGGGAGTTTAATAATCGTTTTGTTGAACCAATCATTCCTGATTGCAAGTACTTTATTGCCTCTCAGTGTGACCCTAGCGTGTTTTCCAAAGTCCCCAAAGAACAAACATACATCTGGCATACCAGCACTGAAATTTTGAATGATATTTTGGCAAGTCAATATCAGCGTTGGTTTCCTGTGCCTGGAGGTTCTACGGTTTTATTAAGAGCTATTCCTTTGTTTAGAATGCTTGGATTCAAACGGTTTCATATTTTTGGTTGTGATTCATGTTTAGATGGCGATAAACATCATGCCTACGAACAGAAAGAAAATGATGGTCAGCCTGTAGTCCCAGTTAATGTTGGGGGTAAAATTTTTCAATGCCATCCGTGGATGATTTCACAGGCACAAGAGTTCATCGACTTAATCAAGATGTTGGGTGATGAAATTGAGTTGGATGTTCGTAGCGGGTTACTTCGTCATATTTTGGAAACAGGCGCTTCTTGCGCTGATTTAAAGGAGATTTAAAATGGCTGCATCTGCATGGCAACTGTACAACAAAGCCAAACAATCTATCGGAAACGGTACGATCACTCTTGGCGCTGGTGTATTTAAAATGGTGTTACTTAGATCTGCCAGTAACACATCAACCTTTACACTAAGCACTTATGCTTCGCTGACCAATGAGATTTCTGCTACCGGTGGTTATACTACAGGTGGTAAGAACCTTGTTCCAGCAACGGGTCAGTGGACAGTTGGTGCTTCGGCAAAACAGTACAAATTTACCTACTCTACTGCTGGTTTAACTTTCACAGCCTCTGGTGCTTCACTGACCAACATAAAATACGCTGTGATTCGTAACTCAACTGGTGCTACAGCAGGAAAATTGTTGTGCTTTTGCCAACTTTCGTCTTCCCAGTTTACGGTTACTTCGCCTAATACTTTGACGATTTTGCCTGCTGCAACTGGCGTGTTCACGCTGACCTAAAATGGCCTGG